ATGATAAATATAGTAAATTAATAATATTTGTTTTAATATATAATGAATACTAAAACAAATAGAAAAACCAAAAAAAATAAAACAAAAAAATATAGAACCGAAGACCCGGTGAATTCTATTATTAATTTAAATGAAAAGGAGAAAAATATTTTATGTAAAAGCAACACATTACAATTTAGTAATTTTGAATCTATCTCTTTAAATAATACAGATTATAATAATAAATTGATAAATTTTATTATTAAAGATCAAGAAAAGAATGTTCTAAATTTACAGAAAAATAATTATTATAAATACATAAATAATGATTGGATTCATGAAATAAAAGAGACTTATATGTATGAATATAGTGTTTCTGATTATAATTCGGTTCAACTCCAAATTATTGATAAACAAATATTCGAGATGTTTAATGAGTTTATTAATGATAACACTCAAGAACCTAAAATTAAAAAAAATGTTTTAAATTTTTGGAACTCTGCGAAGAACTTAAATTCTGATATAAGCATAAAAGAACACGCCAATTATTATATGAATTTTATAGATGAAATGACGAATGACACATTACATAATAATTTGTGGAAACTTTTAGCATTTTTTAGTAAAAATTTAATTATAGCAAACCAAAGTTTACCTTTTATGTGTGAATGTAAACCCAACGTCTTTAAACCAATTACATATTCCGTATATATTTCCCCAATTATATTTCATAATAATAGAATTGTATATGATGATAATTTTAAAGCTGACCCAAAAGTTAAGGAATTCTATTTAACCAGGTATTATAAATATATTGAAGATTTATATGTATTTTTTTTAGGTCCAAATCATGGATTTAGTCCAGTTGATACCCGTAAATGTTTTCAAAAAATATGGATATGTTATAATAATACATATCTAACGGAAAATTATGAAATTATTGCTAATAATGATAAAACCTTAACAGATTATAATTTTAATTATAACGAATATTTAACTGAATTCGGATATACTAGTGATAATATGCCAAAAGAAATAATTTGTTCAAATTTAATTTATTTAAAAAATGTTTGCAAATTATTAAGCAACGAATGGAATACAAAAGAATGGAAAGGTTGTTGGTATTATATAGTATTTAAATCACTAGCTATGTTTAATAATAACAGTAAAAAAATTCATGATGGTTTTGCGAGGACATTTAATACAGGAATCCGAATATATAGACCTCCAGAGATTCGTGCGGATTCTCACTGTTTAATGGTGTTCAATAAATTATTTACAAATTTATATATATCAAAATATAATAATTATGACGCTATTAAATTTATGACGAATCTATCAAATGATCTAAAAAAGGTATATGTAAATATGGTGAGAACAAGCAATTTTTTTACACCTCACGCAAAAAAAAACTCAATACTATGTGCAGAACATTTAAAAATCATAATAGGAAGACCACTAACAATTGTAGATGATTTTGATATAGATTATACAAATAATGACATATGGAAAAACTTTAACGATTATTTTAATTATAGACATAAATTGATGTTGTCTCTCACAAATAAATATATTTTAAATTTACCGGATATTAATTGGTATGTATATCCATTCGAATTTTCAGGTTCTCAAATTTTTAATTTAAAAATTTCTTTTTCACAACTAACAAATACATTATATGTACCTTTAGCATGTTTACAACCTCCATTATTGGACTTAAACGGACAAAGTTTGGAATATAATTTAGGAAATATTGGATTTTTACTTGTTAGTTATATGATACGGTCAATTACATTGGAAGGATCTAAATATGATTATAATGGTGTTTATGGAAACACATGGTCTAAAGCAGATAGTTACAAATATAATTTATATAGTTCCGATTTAATAAAACAATACTTAAGGTTTAATACAGCTAATTATAATATAAAATTGTCAACAACACTATCAAATAATATAGTAGCATATATTAATAGTTTTATTATTTGTGAACAATACTTAAAAGAGTTTCACGAAAAACAAAACCTAGAATATGTTTTAATTAAATTAAAAATCAAACATTTATATACATATATCGCATATTTATTAAGACAAAAAATATGGACATATACGGTTAATGACAAACTGGTCGGTATTCCGTATATTATTAATGAATCTATTGTTAATTTAATGATATCAAGAAGTAATTATTTTAAGGAAATGTATAATATTCATAAAAATGACCATATGTTCAATAAAACTACAAAATCACTTCAGTTTTTATAAATATTATATATATAATGATAAAAAAAAATAAAACTAGAAAAATAAGTCAAAACGATAAAGATTTAATTTGCGGAACTAATGTTATTCTTTATAAAAGTTTTCAAAAACAATATACATATAAAGAATTATTAAATTTTAATAATTCAACCAATAAATATTATGAGAATTTTAATTCTTATTTAAAAGAACCTACACCTAAACCGTGTGATAATTTTTATCAGTATGTGAACGCATATTGGAACAAACATCACAAGATAACATTAAACACCTATAATACATTTGATAAAATACAAGAAAAGGTATATGATGAAATTTTTGAAATATATAAGGAACTTGTTGAAACCAGTTCTACCTCAAAAGAAATAGTAAATATGAAAGAATTTTACGATTCAGCAAATGCATTAATGACTCCAGAAAGCAGCATGATTAACATTAATAATTATATAGATAATATTGTTGAGTTAACTAATGACCCATTAAAAAATAATTTGTGGAGAATATTAGCCATGACGTGTAAAAATAAGATAGTATCTTCAAGCGGTTCTCCGTTATTTTTTGATATTAAACCAGATGAAAAGAATACGAATACTTATAGTATTTACTTCGAACCAATTAAACACCTTTTCCCTATTGATTTTTTTTTGGATGTTAATAACCGTGAATTAAATAATAGCGTGAGTGATTATGTAAATTATTTGAATACTTTAATAAAAACAATATTTGGAGATAATAATAAATTAGGATTAAATGGAAAAGATTATATTGATGTTTTAAGAGAGATTGCGTTGTGTTTTTATGAAACTGAAGGCGATACTAATGATAATACGTTAACGTATTATAAACTTAATACAAAAGCAACATATACATATACTTTTAATTTTGCAGAATTTTTAAAAGAAATAGGTTTTAATACAATTCCTACTACGTGTATTACTATAAATTTAAATTATTTTAAAAATATTACAGCTTTAATGTTACAAAAATGGAATACTGACAAATGGAGAAATTATTGGATTCTTATATATGTTGAACAGGTCGCAAGATTTACAAATAAGTGGCATACATCTGGCGAACTTCTTTTTTCAAAATTTATAAGAGGAAGTATATCAGAATATGCGGATAAAGTTAGAGCAGTCAAACTAATGTTAATACCATTTAATAACTTATTATCACGGTCATATGTTGCTAAATATAAGAATGATTATGCTATTAATTATATCAAATTCTTAATTAATGATTTAAAAATCGTGTTATATAAAAATATCAAAAAAAATAAATGGATGGATGCAAAAACAATAAATTATGCTTTATTAAAAATTCAAAATATTAAGGTTATTGTCGGCGAGTCGTCATATGTAATTGATGACCCAGATATAAATTTTATAAATAATGATATATGGGGAAATTTAATAAGAATAATGGATTGGAAAATAAACGAACTCATTAATTTAATAAATAAACCGGTGTCATTATTACCTACGGTTGATTGGACACAAAGACCATTCGTGTTTATTGAATCGCAAGCATTTATTGTAAACGCAAGATATAACCGTTCTACAAATTCAATTTATGTACCATTAGCATTTATTCAAAAACCATTTATAGATTTAGAAGAAAGTGGAATAGCGTATAATATATCAAATATGGGATATATTTTAGCTCACGAGTTATTACATTCATTAGATATTACGGGTTCAAAATATGACTTAACCGGGAATTTAAAAGATTGGTGGTCAAATAATGATAAAAAACATTATTTAAAAATTCAAGAAAATATCAAAGAACAATATATACTTGCTTCCAAAAAAGATAAACTTGAAGTTAATTTAACAGATATAAGTATTTCCGAAAATTTTGCTGATATAAATAGCATATATTTATGTGTTGAATATTTAAAGGATTATCAAGTAAAATTTGAGGTTCCATTAAAATTAGCGAAACTTATATTAGAAGATTTTTATATATTTTATGCTAATAATATGAAAGAAAAAATTCTGAATAAACGCATGAGTTATCGAATTTTATACAATCCACACGCATTAAATCAATATAGAGTTAATATTCCGTTATCAAGATTAGATACATTTAACGCGATGTATGATGTAAAAAAAGGAGACGGAATGTATTGGAACAATAAGTATCCTTTTTTTTAGAGAAGCGGGTATTTTACCATTTTGATGTTTTTTTTACACTTATTTTCTGTCCCGCACCTCGTTTTTTCGAACTGTCTGGGTCATATTTTTCATCTTCATCATCAGAGTTTATACCCTTTGATAATTCCCAAAACTCTTTGGACCCAAGTTTAAAATCATTATGACTATCTGCTTTATACCAAAAAACTTGGTCTTGTAATTTATTAGATTTAACATTATTATTTATAACGAGACATTCGTAATTTTCAGTACATTGGTCCATTACTTGACAGAAGGATTCGAAGGTTGGAAACATCCCCGCGTAATTTTCGTAAATTCGTTTTCTATTTGCTATATAAGGTTCTCTTAAAATAAATACATAATCGATGTTTGTTCGAAGAGTTGGAGGGACACCAAGAGGATACTGCATAGTAATTATTAACATAAGTTTCCAATGACGACCATTAAGAAACAATAATCTCATCATTTTATCGCGTGTCCATGCGTTATCATATAAACAATCGTCCAAAATAACAAACGTTCTTGGATCAATATTACTTTTTCTATAAGTTTCGATTTCTTTTTTGATTTGTTTTAAAACTGAACGTTGGCGTTTTAAAATGTTTTCAATAATAGCTGTATTATACTCGTTATGAATAAATAATCTAGGCACCATTTTACCGTAAAATCCATTTCCTTCTTCTGTTCCTGAAATTACGGTTCCTATTGGGATATCTTGATGGTAATACAATAAATCTCTAACTAAAAAACTTTTACCGGTATCTCTTCTTCCAATTAAAACAATTACAGGTCCTTTTGATTCATTCGGCTTAAAAGATATACTTTTCATATCAAATTTTTTAAGTTCTAATGACATAATATATATTTTATGTTTTTATTGTAAAAATAATACGCATTATTATATTAAAGTATTATAAGTTAAAAAAATAGATTATTTATATATTAATTAATCTATTATAATGTTTACAATAAATTATCAAAAAAGAAAAAACAAGGAGCTTTTAGAAACTTTAGAACAAAAAGATATGTTGTTTCTTTCTAAAACCCAAAATTATATTCCAATCTATACACGGTTTTTTACTTTAAATGAGACTAACTATTTAAACGTTAATTTAAACAATCCTTGGTATTTATTAAATGTTAAAGAAAATATACCAGATAATGAATATTTATACTCGTGTGCAATAAAGAACACGTTTACAAATAAAATAAAAACAGATACACTCGTGTTTTTTAAACTGGCTCCTTTGTTAGACCCATATAAATATTTAATTGGTAAGTATAACTCTCCTGAAACCGAATTATTTAATTTACCAAATTTAGAATCTACAATTCAAACAGTAAACCCAAAATTTTTAGATGTGAACAATTCGGCATATGTCGACAGTTTTTTTGTATTTTTATCTTGTATATTAAAAAATTCGTATTTTTTTTTACACGGTATTGATTATTACGG